AAGACCGAGAGACACCTAACCGTCTCCATTCTGCTCTGCGGAGGTACTGACCGATTGCACCCATCCTGATCCACATTTCTGTTCCGTAGGTATAACCACCATCACGGCTGACCTGTAGCATAATCTGAGGATTGGTTCGCTCTCTGATAACAGTGCTATCAGATTCAAGGAGAATGATAGCATTATCCTCTGTTAGCAGCGCTTGATCGAAGTTAGTAGCGAGCGCGTCTTGAGATGATTGATACTCGGATAGGGGTAGACCTACACCCTGCTCCATATCGAGCCGTAGGCGGTAGATGTGAAGTCTGTTGAACGTGCTGGTAGAGAATGTGTGTGGTGTAATCAGCTCTCTAACAATAGTATCGCCAGCATCAGTATAAATGTTAGCGTCCAGTTTATACAGTTTACCAGTTCGATAATCACTAACTACAATCTCATTCTTGAACTGCGCTCCCCATTGAGCGTAGTGACGGCCACCATTGGATGATAGTTCGGACCATGCCTGAGTGCTTGCATCATATAGCCATGTCTTCCCCTCAGTCTGGAAGCTAATCTGATAGAACTCATGCCCGTTTTGACGATACCCAAACGCAACAGCATCGCCGGGATTCTGATACTGGCTAAAGAGGTAATCTAAATCCGGGGTAGAAACGACAGTAGGGGCGTAATTCTGTACGCTGAAAACCGATAAGCTGCCACGGCGGGTGCGACCAAGATAGAAAAGCATCCCACCACAGCGAGCCATAGACCAGCGAGCAACAACACCGACGTCGGTCGGTGATCCTGATATCCTTGCGAACGGGAACGGAAAGCCGCCATTATTTTGCCAATACTCTTGTGAAATAGTGCCTAAAAGAACGATATTGCCGTTATCGACTGTAACCGCCTCAAGGTTGTCAGTGTACGCCTCTTTGCTAGCATACTGTAAGGGGTCCCAGTAGAGCCCATCGTAATTACCCGATAGCCAGAATTGTTTGGTGCCAGTTACGTTGACGACAAAATAACTGTCAATGAACGCTACGGTATTAGCAACAGGAAAATCAATACCAGTGTAAGCATTAGTAATTTTGCGGAAGGTGTTAACGACTCGAATGTCACCCGTAGCCGCACCTGATACGGCAGTGTAAAAGGTCCATGTATTAGCCGGTACACACGTACCGATACCTGTGGTGGTGGTATTGGTTGCAGTAAAGACCGTACCGTAAGCGGTTGAATCAGCACCCAATCCCACCCAGTTAGCTGTACCGGGGACCGTGATGACGTACTCAGTACCGATAACGAGGGCATTAGTCCCAATGACAAATGGAGGATTGAAGACAATGTAAGCACCGGATGGGATGTTAGCATCACCCTCGATGTTTACAATCTCATTCTCCTTGCGAGTGTGTAGCGTCTCAGTAACCGTGACTAGCGTACCTGTGCGGCTGTATGCAAGGTCGCCTGTTGTCGGAGTGTAGATGTAACCAGTTACCCCATCCACAATCATTAGCTGCAAGCCGTTGTCGGCCATACTGACGTTGCCAGCCGTTGTCTCTAGCGTTCCTCGCTCGATATAGCTGCCATCACCACGGACCTCAAGCAATTGGTCATAAGCAACGATAAACAGGGTGTTGATTGCTTCAAACCACCACATGCCCCTAGCTGGCTGATTACCGAAATCAACAAAAGGAGAGAGTCCCGGCGTACCGTAAGCGACAAGATCGGATTTATCATTATCGCGCCTGACCTCCATGTAAAGGTTAAGCCGTTTTTGTGCTGAAATAGCCTTGGACCGGCCTGAGATGCCCGGTCCAAGTATTGCGAGTTCAGTGGTTGTTGGCATTATCTTCCAGTGCTATCCGAGTAAATATTATAGCGCAAGAACCTACTTGACATTAGCGCGGTATCAGTTTGCAAGGTAACTGTACGCTGGTTCATTCTCTTAATAATGCGTAACGCATTTTGCCCCATAGCGATTACGTCTGGGCGCAAGTCGAATTGATACTCCATTGCCAGCGCAACAGCAAGGTTATAAACCAATGCAGCCCAATAACCCGGAGGTAACTCAATATAACACGTCGGATCAGTAATCAGCGGTAATGGGGTCCATGAGGTCAGCGTAATCAGTGCTGGGCCTTGTGTAGACGGGTCGTTAGGTGCGTACAGCGGGTAGATGTACACCTCACCAATAGGGAACGACGGCTGATAGTAAAGATAGCCGGGAAAGTTAGTGCTGAGTGTTTTCAGCCTGATAGCGTTATAGTCATCATAGTTGAGCACCTGCATGGGGTAATCAACAGGAATGCTCCCATTGTTTAGCGTCAGATAAGCATCAATGATTCTAATAGGCCTAATGGTATTCCATGTCCCACCTAGGCCGATTGTGTACGGGTTCTGGTTAGCGTTTAGCTGAAAGGCTTCACGCTTGACCTGATACAGCATCAGTTCCTCGACGCCCCACTGATCCAGCATTCTGTTCAGTGATTGGATGCCGTCAGCGAGTTCCGCTGCGGTCAGGTCAGTATCAACGGCGGACACCTGAATTAACCGCATAGCAGCCCGTACAAGGTCCAAACCCGTGTATAGCTGGCCGACATTACTGGTTGACGATGGGAGGATGCCTACGGGGTTAGCAGCCGCCCATGCAGACGTATTATTCTGCCATAGCGTGTCGGCCATTTCCCAGACGGTGCCGGGAAGGTCCTTGATATTGTATATCCACGCATTCTGGCAAAGATTGCCGCCACCGATAACGATATCGTAGCTTATGGAGTTATCGACTACATAAAACGCGATGTTGTTATCGACTACAGCCGCTGGTTGCGGTATCTCAGTAGTACACGCAGCGTCAGAATAGATCGTGGTCAGTGTCTTGGTATTCTCGATGAATACCTGATAGACACAAGACCCTAGCTGGCTACCGGGAGGGGTCAGCAGGTCAATGGTGTAATACTTAGCCATTGTTAGCATTCTCCAGTGCTTCAACCTTTGCTGATAGCTCTTTAATGGCTGCAACCAGTAGCGGGATGACGGATTGATAGCTCAACAACAAAGTTTTATCTTCATCATGGTCTTCAAATACTGCCTGCGGTAACACTTGTTGCACGTCTTGGGCAATCAGCATAGGTATATTTACCTGTTTTGAGTCATTATTCATGTACCCGATGACGCTGCGCAAGCCAGACACCTTTGCAGTTGCATTCTCAATGTCAGAAACTATGGTTTTAACTCGTTCATCAGAATAGTTCACCCACCCTGATGCTGGACTAGTCCGTTGTATTTTTTGACCTGCAAACGCGCTGCCGTCCCAGTATGTGGCCAAAAAATCATGGTTTGTGTCGGGTCCAAAATCCCATCTATCAGCGTTCGCAAACGTGATGGCTGTGCTGCCTACCGTTCCGGTTGTTGCGCCTGAGAATACGAAATCTTGTTGCTTGTTTGTTGTTCCAAAATAGACGTGGAATCTAGCCGATCTTCCCCCTGAATAAAATCCAGTCCAAACAGTATAATTGCCAGTCCCGTTTGTTTCGTTGTATCTAGTCCATGCGCCACTCTGAACGCGATATATTCCGTTTTGCGATGACGTTATTTGGTTTTTAACCAAAACAATCCCATTGACCCCAAGCGCAACCCCATCAATAGTTTGCACACCCGATAGGGTAATGTTTGCCGTTGTTGCTGCTTGACACGGTACGCTTCTGTTTTGGTAAGCGGGATGAATAGCCGCGCACATGGTAAAAGTCGGAATCTGCTTGGTTCCAAGCATAAACCGACCATTATTGGGGTTTACAAATGCAATAACTTGATTGGGGTCAGTCGATGGTGGCACTGTGCGCTGTGGCGCAAAATCACTAGGATTGACTATAAAATGCCCGTCTGTGGCATTAGCTGTATTGATCTGGTAGTTGGCAAATGATCTACTTCTTGTCCATATATTGTAGGTCATGCAAATTTTTGCATCAGTGTCCATGTTTTCAACAATGGACGTGGTAAACCCACCTGAGCTAAACCCTGATCCAGTCGTTCCTGAAAACCTGATCTCCCCTAAATCGTCCCCATCAATGGTTCGAGTAAAGTTTTCCCCTTTTATAGTGGAACGACTTTTACCAAATGTCAAAAATGAACAACTAGCGTCATTTGAATATTGTATTAAGCCTAAATTGCCGCCAACATCACCGGCTTTCCCCGCAAGCTGACAAGAAATATACTGGAAAACATCATTAGCAACCGGGGCTGTAAGCCCTTGCAAAATGGCATTATTCGTATATGTATTTGTACCGCTTAAAGTCCATCCTGTAGAGGCTGCGGTTGGTGCTTGCCAAGTCCCATCAGCACGCAGGAAGTTAGTGGTTGAGCCTGTGGTGTTAATCGTAGCAATATTGCCTAATCCCAAGGATGCTCGGCCTGTTGCAGCGACTAAATTAGTGGCTCCACCATCCCATTGCAATCTCTGAGTAAAAGCAGCATCCCATTCAGCCTGTTTTGCTGTTGTTGGGATAGAGTATCCAGCGGTATATGTCAGGGCTAATGTACCTGCTCCCGTAATAGGAGAGCCAGACACGGTTAAGCCAATAGGTGCAGATAATCCCACTGAGGTGACTGTACCAGTTCCAGTCCCCACACCAATAGCCGCTCTAAAGTCAGGAGCGCTTAACGCTGAAACAGTATTATCGGCGTTGAATCTTGGGAAAGTAATTGCGGCCTGATTCGGGATGGTAAAGAGATTGCCGCCCAAAATCGTGCTGCCCAGATTAAACCTAGCTTGTGCCGCATTATTAGCGCCGGTCCCACCAGAGGCTACCGGCAGGTTCCCAGAAATTAAAGTGTCTCCGGTGGGATTGGTATAGATAGCCGCATTCCCGAGATACGTGACATTGTTTCCCGTTCCTCCGCGAATTACAGGCAACACACCGTCCACCATGTCGGTTGCAAGAGCCACGCGCCCCCACGCGGGAGTTGGGCCACTAAGCAGTACCCTGTTATTTGTCGCTAATGGGTTGATCTGTCCTATATTGGTCGGTGTTGACGCATACAGGAGGCTTCCCGCCGTGTATGGAGAGCTTGTACCGTACCCTGTGCCGCCTTGTGTGGCTGGAAGAATAATACCGGATGCCAGTCCAATAGCTCTACCGCCAATGTCAATATTCCAAGGGGTAACACTGGTTACATTTGAGCCGTCACGCGCAGCAGCGCCAATCGAGTTATAAGAAACGGTTACGTCAGTTAGCCCGCGCCATGACCCACCGGGGCTTATACCAGTGCCACTCGCGCTAAAGGACAGCGTATTAGGGGTTCCAGACTCAATACTTATATTGGCTGATCCATTAAACGCCACGCCGTTAATGGTTCGAGCGGTTGCTAAGACCGTGGCTGATCCGGCATTCCCTGTACAGGTAGCTGCGGTTGTCGCGTTCTGTACCGTAGTAGCACCAATAGCCCCGACTATATCGGCGGCTGTGGCCGTCGATATAGCACTGGTACCATTACCCTTGAGGATGCCTGTAATCGTGCTTACGCCTATGCCGCCATTCGAGACAGTGACAGGGGTTGCAAGTGAGAATTGAGAGCCTATGAGATTCAGACCTGTACCGGCAGTATATGACGCGGACGCACCAAATAGCGCGAATCTTATCTCATCTACGCCTAACACACCGCTAGAAGGGATTGTAGCCGCCCATGTGCTATTAGCGTTGACGGTACCGTTGGTGATGAATACCGTTGCGCCGTACAGTTCGCTCCATGTGTCAGCGTCGGCTGTTCTGGTCCACGGACCACCAGAAACGGCCAAGTAGA